GATTGACTTTAAATCTCAAAAAGAGGTTTCTAATAAGTTTTCAGCTATTAGGCAGGGGTTAAAAGAAGTATGCGAAGAACACAAGCCGACACATGCAGCTATAGAGCAATCTGTCTATATTCAGAACTTTCAGTCAAGCAGGATTCTTTCTTATATTATTGGATACTCATGGGGGGTATTGGATGACTATTGTGGCGATGTTTGTGATATCAATCCTCTTATCTGGAAAAATAAAATTGGGTACAAGAACGTTTCTAAAGATGACAAGAAGGAGATTGAGAAGAAACATGGCACTAAGGGTCTTCAGAAAAGACTCACTGAGGAGCGCAAGACTCGGGTGAAAAGAATCATTGATGCTCAGGTAGGTTGCTCTACAGATGATGATGACATAAACGACTCTCTGGGCATCGCTCTGTGGTATTATGTAGATCGTGGCTACGGAACCATACAAGGATAAGCAGTGGCTATACGATCATTACGTCAAGCGTCGCATGAACTTGACGGACATCTGCAAGAGGCTTAAAGAAAGCTACAACATTGAAGTTACTCCTCAGGCAGTTTATAACTGGGTCAAGAAGTATGATCTTCTTAAGTACAGGGGTAAAGGTCGAAATCTAGGTCAGACAAGTATGAGGAGGCCCAAGTCTCCAATGCAACAGGCTGTAGAGAAGAAGCGTCGCGAGATGCAGAAGATTAATAGACAAAGAAAGAAAGGCAAAGGATTTTGAGAAGATCTGTTAACACTAAAGACATTGCAACTTTTGCAAAGCTTGATATGATTTACAATCAAATTAGATTGTTAGAGGCTAAGCAGAACCAGACGGAGTATAAGTGTCTTGGTTCTGGCAAGTGCTGTTCGATTGGTCTAAACATTCATATGGCTGAGTGCGCAAGCATCGCTTTTAATCTCCGCCAGCAGTATTACCTTTACATGGAAGACAAAGGTATGGATTACGCTGATGAGTGGATGAGTAGCGTAGTTGATGCTCTCAAGGAGGCTATGTACGATGAAGACTGGCAGGTGGGCGGTGAGACTACTCGCAAATGTGTTTTCTTTAAAGACGGCTGCACGATCTACGGCTTTAGGCCGATGGTCTGTAGAACGTTTGGAACCATTAGTGCGGTAGATGATTACTGTCCTAGAATTAGAAATCCACACGGCCAGATTGATTACTTTGCCGGTGAAGGTGTAAGAAAGATTATTACTGCCTTTCAGGATCTGCTGAAGGAGTACACATCGGATAAGCATGAGAATTACGATATGGTCGTGTATATGCCTCTTGGTGTCTTGTCTTTCTTGTTGACGACTGAAGAGCTAGAAGAGTTGTCTGAAGATACAGATGACAAGTTTTGGAAGGCTGTTCCTGGGTGGTTTAATTACAGAGTTCAATACACCAAGGAGCATGGATATGATAGAGAGCACCTGAACGAACAGGCTGTTTCTATTGGTAAAAAGCTTGTATTCTCTGAGGAATAATTTTAACAAAAACGGTCAAACGATCACTAACGATAAAAATATCTGATACCATACCTGCGTTGAACATTGTAGTCCCGATTCATTTTGAAGGGGGGTTGGATGCAGATAAAGATTGTTAACGAGACTTTAGAAAAAGTCTCTGAAAACGAATCTTTTACTATTTACAGAGTAATTGAAGATGCAGAACAAGATTTGCTGGAGAGCACTGTCGAAGAGCAAGGCTGACGGCTACGGTTATGCGTCATGGAAGATTTCCTCTGGGTTGAGAGGCTTGGCAATGCCAGTCTTTTACCCAGAGGAACTTTCATGTTATGGGGGAGTTTCCGAGCGCAGCATAAATATTTCTCTTGATACAGGTCTTACTTATCAGTCCATACCTGACTTCAACAATATTGATATTATGATCAACAACACTTTGCCTGTTGACTATAAGATTACACCTTCTTATAATATTGGTTTTAGTTACTGGGAGACTGATACTTTGCCTCCTAACTGGAAGTCAAGGATTTTGGAGTGTGATGAGGTTTGGACTACCTCCTCTTGGGCCAGAGATGTTTTTATTGAAAACACTGGCCATACGAATGTTCATTCTTTTGAACTTGGTGTTGACACTGAAATATTCCAGCCGATTTCAGAGGTTGAGTCGAATAAAGGTTTCATTTTCACTCATGTTGGAAGTCCTTCACTAAGAAAAAACACACAAATGGCAGTTGATGCTTTTGTTAAGACTTTCGGAAACAATAAGGACTTCAAGTTAATTATTAAGTCAATTGGTCCTCCTGATGCCAGATACCGCGTGGGCGGGATGAACTTAGGCGCTATTTCTCAGCATCCTAAGATTGAAGTAATAGATTACGAGATTTCAGAACATGATCTTGCTGATTTGTATAGAAAGACAGATTGTCTGATCTATCCAACAATGGGTGAGGGGTGGGGTATGATTCCGTTTAATGCTATTGCGTGTGGTACGCCTACTATTTGTACGAACGCTACTGCTTGCACCGAGTACGCAGAAATGTCCGTACCTTTAGATTTCACTTGGTCTAGTCAAGGCACTTCTGGTATTTATTCTGGCGGTAAATGGGCGTATCCAGACTTTGATGACCTGTGTGATAAGATGAGGTACGTTGTAGATAATTACGATCAAGTTAAGCAGAAGACGTTAAATTCTGCTAAAATTATTCATAAGGAATATTCTTGGGATAGAGTAATCCATCGCTACAAGGAGCGTCTGTGTCAGATATAGAACCTGTTGCTAAGCCTGCAATTGTTAGCACCATTAGAGACATTGAAGAAGCCGGAATCCTTCACATCAAAGGCTACAGCAACCATGAGATTGCATCCTTACTTTCTGTAAATATTAACAAAGTAAAAGAGTATATTGCAGAGTACAAGAAGTTAATACAACACCAGGCTGATCAAGATCCTTATTTTCTTGAGAAGTTACAATACAACACGATTAAAGCTCTTGACGAGTTTGATCAAATCAGCAAGGAGGCTTGGGAGACTGTTTCTATTGCTACTGATCATGGGATGATCGCTCAAAGAATTCAGGCTCTTAAACTTGCCGGTGATATTGCGACTAAGAAGGCCCAGCTGCATAAGTTGATGAGTACTGCTAACAATGCTGACGCTGATTATATTCAGCGAATGCAGAAGGCAGAGAATGTCAATCAGATACTGTCAAAGGTTCTACGCGACGTTATTTCTAAGTATCCAGAGATTGCGGAAGAGGTTAGGAAAGAACTTGCTGTTGCTTTTGAGATTATGTCTGAGACAGAAGTTGAAGAAGAAACGGTTGTCGTAGAAAAATATTAGGCCAGCCGATTGAGGACTACGGCTCAAATAAAGGTTTTAAAAAGAGTTAAGAGAGAAAATGTCAGACATCTTTGGTATCAATCTAGAACTGAAAGACTTCGACCGCCTTCTAAAGCAAGAAGAGTTGGAAGAGGAGCCTGTTTCTATTCAGACTTTTGTTCAGGATAGAAAGTATCTTGGTCTACCAGAGTTATCTCCTATTCAGTTAGAGATCGTGCGCCATAGTACGCAGATTTTTAAAGAGAAGACGTTGCAGAAACTCTATGGTGAAGAGGCTGGAACTGAGTGGTATAACAAGTACACCGACAATGAAGTTATTTGCATGTTGGGTAAGGGTAGTGGTAAGGATCACTGCGCACGTATTTCAATCGCTTATACGGCGTACTTGCTTCATTGTCTTAGAGATCCGTTGTCGTACTTCGGTAAGGCGAACGGTGTCTATGTTGACCTCCTGAACCTCGCTGTGAACGCTCAGCAGGCGCAGAGGGTTTTCTTTGAGCCATTGAAGAACCTTCTGCTGTCCTCACCTTTCTTTAATGAGGTTGGGTTTGAACCTAGAGTTTCTGAAATCTTTTTCTTCTCTAGGCCGGTGAGATGTTTCTCTGGTCACTCTGAAAGTGAAGGTTGGGAAGGTTACGAAGTATTGACTGTAATCCTTGACGAAATTGCTGCGTTCAAGACTGATGCGGAGTTACGAGGAGAAGTCAGGTCTAAGGGTTCGGCGTCAGCAATTTATAATATGAGTAAGTTGTCTGTCATGTCACGTTTCCCTGAAGTTGGGAAAGTTATCCTTCTTTCGTTTCCGCGTTATAAGGGTGACTTTATTCAGACAAGATTTATCAATGCGAATGAGAAGAATGAGCCTAAGACTTGGACTATCAAAGCTGCTACGTGGGAAGTTAATCCGACTATTGAAAGGCATCAGTTGGAGTCGGAATACATTCGTAATCCGATTGAAGCTAGGGCTAGGTTTGAGT